AGGCTCTCTCGGCAAACGTGCTGATGACGGCGTTAAACTGGTCCTCGCCACCCACGGCGTTAATGAGTAGCTCGGAATATTGCGCCAACGCGATATTTTGCAGTTGTTGCCGGTATTGCTGGAGATACGCCACAACCGCCGCGCCAGCCGCACCCACCGCCAAAAACCGCTCCGTCAACTCTTCCGTGGTCGCAGTCTGATCGTCCATGGCCTCGCGGGCGATGGACGCGCCGGACCCGAAGCCCGTGGCTGCGCTGGCCATGGTAAAAAGCGCCGCCTCCGTCACGCCGCCCATGCGCGCGAAATCAATCCCCAGCGGCTCAACCCGCGACGACACCACCTCAAACGCAGACCCCAGACGGATCAACGTCTCGTGCAGCCCCTCCATGCCGTCCTGGAATTGCGATACCACCCCGGCCAGGCCGCCCAGGGCCGACGCGGCGGCGGCGCCGTACATGTTCTGTTTCAGCAGCGGGATCAGCTCGGCGGGCACCGCCGGGGAGGCAAACGAAAATCCCTGATCCCAATTCCGAGCAAACTCTATCTCCAGGGATTTCATCGCCGCGTTGATGGACTTGACCGTGCCCCGGAATTCGTCACGCTCCGCCGCCCAGACCGCCGGGTCCGTGGGGGTCATTCGAAGCGATCCGTCCGTCATCTGCGAGTAGCCGAAACCGCCCGCCGTCCCGCCAGCAAACATCACGGAGCGACCACTCCAGGCCTCCTGGGGGGGTTGTTCCTTTTCCTCCTCGCCGAACAGACCACCCAGCAGACTGCCGAGCAGGCCGATCCCTGCTCCGACGACGCCGCCCAAAAGCGCCCCCCCGAGCCCGGACAAAAGCGACGACGCCCCGGTGCTGGCTGCGCCCTGCGTCAGATACGTCGGCGTATCGGCCAGCCAGGAGCCCATCAGATCCTGCTCTGTCCACGACGCCCCTCCCTGAAACATGGAGGATACGCCCCTGCCGGCCACGTCGCCCACCACACCCGTGGCCAACGAGGCGATGCCGCCGCCGCTGCCGCCTCCGGATCGTGCCGCGCTGGGGACGGCCGACGCGATATTCCCGCTGTCGCCAAAGAGCACACCCAGGATGTTGCGATTGAGGCTTTCGGCCATGATCTTCTCCATCAGGGAGATCACGGCGTCCAGGATGCGACTGAACACGGCCCCCATGGGGCCAAGCATCTCCGTAAGGTAGTTGACACCCTGCCGGGCGGCGTCGCCGAACCCCTGGGCGATGCCGTTGGACAGATCGTCCGATAATTGCTGCATGCGCTGCGTCGTGTCGCGCCATTCATCCTGCATCCGACCCATGGGGGTCTTGTAGTCGCCGAACTCCAGGGCATACGTGGCGGCCATCAACTCACGCTGGGAGGTGGGGTTGTCGCGGCTGAACTCCAGCCGTTTCCGGCGCTCGTCGTCGATCTCGCGGCTGACCAGGGCGGCGGCCCGGGCCTCGTCGAGCCCGGCGGCCCGGGCCTTGGCTATGACGCGGTCGTACATCTCGGCCCGGCTGGCGTAGGTCTCGTCCGACAGCAGGGCCTGCTGTTCGGCCAGCTCGGCCCAGATGCGGCGTTCTTCCTCGCCTCCGGACGCGGCCAGGGCGGTCTGCTCCGCCAGGGCCGCCCGGTAGGCCGAAGTGAAATCCGTGGCGTTCTGCCTGCGCTCGGCCCAAAATGTGCGGTCTTCATCCGCCGCCAGCCCGGCGTACATGGCCCGTATCTCGGCCGTGGCCCGGCCAGATGCCTCGATTTCGGCCAGTTCGTCGGCCAGGGCCTGCTTGCGGGCCGAAAGCGCGCGGCCGTCGATCTCCGCCGTGCGTTTATAGGCGGCCTCCCTGGCTTCGGTCCGCCGGGTCAGGGCATCGCGGTAACTGCCCGTCTCCAGGGCGTGCTGGGCGGCCTCAAAATCCGTGTAGTCCCGGGCGGCGGCTTTGCGTTGCTCCAGGTTTTCTTTCCAGACCTCATCCCGTGCGCCCGCGCGCCAGACATCGAATCCCGGCTGGTTGCCATGCGTGGCCGTGGCGAAGGCGTGGGCCTCGTCGATGGCGGCCAGCGCCCCGTCAGGTCCGCCGCCCATGGACGCGATGCGGTGGATTTCCTTGTAGGCGTCCTCGAAGATGCGACGCCGGGTGTCCGCCTCGCCCCGCAGGGTCTCGGTGTTGTAGGCCTCCTTGGCGGCATAGAATTCGGCGAACGATTCGGCCGCCAGCATGTCGGCTTTGAGGCCCTTGGCCACCGCGCCGGAACGGGCGGCGGCGGCGTCCTTGAGCTTCTCGGTTCGGGTGGCCTCAATTCTATTCAACTCCGCCGCATAGGCTTCCTCGGATAGTTTGCCTGCCTTGTGGGCATCTTCCGTAAGTTCTTTGATCTTCCGGTACTCTTTTTCCACCTGGGCCACGCGGCGTTGCTCCGCCGAGACCGCATAATAGGCGTCCTGCGCATCCTGGTATTTGGCAGGGTCGAAATCCACGTGAGGTTTGGGCGGATTCGTCACCACGGGCTGGGTGGTCAGCCCCCATTTGCGCCGCTCATGTTCCTGGGCGGCATCGATGTCCTTTTGATTCTGACTGGCCTGCCACCCGAAATCCGTATTGACCGGAAACGGATTTTGGCCACTAAACAGCTTGATCGCGCTGCCGAGCGGCGAGAGTTGCGTCATGACCGAGACAGTCGCTTTGCCCCACCGGTAAATCTCGGAGATGACCTCGCCGATGGTCCCCTTGTGAGTCAGGAGGGCCGTGTTGATCCTTTCCAAGAGCGTGGCCACATCCTCGTACATCTCTTTGAAACCGGCTCGCACGATCTGATTGATGATCGTATGCTGCTGTTCCAGCTGGGCCGTGACGGTATTCTGCACGTCTTCGGAGGCAGCGGCCAACCCGCCGAATTGGCTGGCCACAAATTCGAGTGCGCGCCCCTGCTCCAGGGCGGCATTAAGCTGCGTCTCCCATTCCGGTCCCAGGCGGTCCCGCAGCAGCATGGCTATCTGGTCCGTGGCCCGGGCCTGGCCCGAGAGCACCGCCCGCAACTCCTGGGCAATCTGGAGAGAGGAGGACTGGCCCTGGGTCATCAATTTGATTTTGTCGACAATGACGCCCATGTTGTTAATGTCCTGGTCGGAGGTGAGCGTGATCCCTTTGTTGGTCAGGATTTGCCACGCCGACACCATCTCCTGGCTGGAGGCGAAAAACTTCCCGGCGGCCAATTCGACCCGGTCATAGGTCTCCTGGGCATAGCGGGCGTTTTGCTGGTAGATATTCTTCAGCTCGTCGGCCGTACCCTTGTTCATATCCGTGAGGGTAGAGGCGACACCGATGATGGCCAGCTTGTAGTCGTCGACCACCCGAATGGCTTCCCTTGCGGCCTGTGCGGCCTCGCGAAACGCCAGCCCCAGAGTCAGCCCACCGGCTAGTGTGCGCAACTGCCCGAGCATGCCGTTCATGTCGCCCACGGCCAGGGCGGCGGACTGCACCGGGGCGAGCGTGGCCCGAGACGAGAGCGCCAGTTCCGCCCGCAGTTCTCGAACCCGCTCTTTGGCCCTGGCTAAGGCCAGTTCCTGGTCCCGGGCCGAGGCCATGCCCGAGTCAGCCACCCGTCGATAGGCGGCCACGACACCAGCCATCTCCTGGCGGATCGCAGCGGATGACCGCACGCCCAGGGTCCGAAACGCCTCCTCGATGCCCTGGGCGGCTCTTTTCCCCTCGGCGCCGACGCTGGTCATGGCCGTCTTGGCTCCAGTCGCCCCGGTTTGGGCTTTCGGGCCGACTTCCTCCAGCTTCCGGCCCGCCTCATCCACGGCGCTCGTGGTCCGCTTGGCCTCGGCCCCGGCGCCCTCCAATGCCGTTTTGGCCGTGCCTGCGCCGGTCTGGGCGCGTGGCCCGACTTCCTCCAGTTTCCGGCCGGTCTCATCCACGGCCGTGGTGGTCTTTTTGGCCTCGGACGTGACGGTCTCCAGGGATACCCGGGCGCCGCCGGTTCCGGCCTGGGCCTCATCGCCCAGGGTCCGGAGCCTGTGCCCCAGGGCATCGACAACGGTCTGGGCCTGCCGCCCGTCCGCCTCGATAACGATCCTGACCCTGTTTTCCGCCACGTCCGTGCCTTATCCTATTATATGATCAAAACAGCCTGGGCCGTTTGGCGTCGAAGTAGAGTTCCAACTCGCCCAAATCGGCCCAGGTCTCCAACTCCAGGTCATCCGCCGCGAACGGATACCCCCCCAGCCGCAGCGTCCGGAGATGCATCAGCCAGCCGATCCACGGCGACGGCTGGGCCGTCCGGCGCGGGCAGCGTTTGCACGCCGCCGCCAGCCACGGCCCGTTGGCCGCTACGCACTCGGCGCGTTTGCCGTCGCATCCGGAGAGGTGTCGGTCGATTCGCTCGCCAAAGGGCCGTCCAGTTCCTCCACGAACTCCAGGCCGCCGTCATCCAGGTCACGGGCCACGGTGGCCGCGCTCATCACGCGCTGGCAGACAAGCGCCAAAGATTCCGGACAGGCCGCCTCCATCAGCTCCCGCCATTCGGGATAGTAGTTCTCGGCGTCCGGATCGCTGGAAATGGGCTTGCCTTCCACCGTGAACGCGCCGACCGGGAACCCGGTCACGAACTTCTTTCCGTGCCGGACCTGGAGGGGATAGGTGTTTTGCACCATGAGCACCTTTTTGCCTTCCCGGCGCACGGTGTCGTTGGTGTAGGCCAGCCGTTCCTTGGTGGTGGCCGGGCGGTAGTACAGGTCGATGTCCTCGCCCGTGGCCGCGAAATGCACGGACAGGACGTGGCGGGTGGGTTTCAGTTCAAAGGCCATGTGTCATGCTCCCTTTAGAAGTAGGTGATGCGCCATTCATCGTCGCCGTCACGGTCGACGGTGGCCAGATACGGCTGCTGATAGGTGGCCAGACCGTTGCGTTCGGCATATTTTACTTCCTCGTTGGCCGCCTTGGGCACCTCCAGCCGGATGCGGTTGCCGGGCGTGTCGCCGATGGTGGCCGCCAGCCGGGCCGGGGTGGCGGCCTTCCAGGCCGCCCAGGGGTTGAACAGCGCCAGGTCATCCACCTCGGGATCGATGGACCCCGTGGACCGGCGGCCGGAGATGTACTGCGCCAGCAGGCCGTCCATGCCGTTGGCGGACACCCGCTCGGAGACAGTGTTGCCCACGTCCAGGGACAGGGCGGAGATGATGGGCGAATAGGCGCCCAGCGTGGCCCCGGCGTTAACGAACACCGGCCCGGCCAGATCGGTCAGGACCGGGGTGGGCAGCAGGGCCGTGGCCGGATCGGCCCACAGGCCGGTCATGGTGAATTTAATCGTGGCGATCTTGCCCACCTGGCAGTCGATGACCAGCGTGCCCCGGCTGCCGACGATCTGATGCAGGATCGAATCCTTGTGGAACTTGATGCAGGCGCTTTTCTGGGCCTCGACGCGGGCGGTAAGGGGCCGATATTCCAGGCCCGGCGCGACGCCGCCAGCCACCACGGCGGCCGTGGTCGTCGAGTCGCCGCCGGTGACGGTCTCCGCCGCCGCGAACGTCCCCACCACCCCGCGCAGCACCAGCACCAAGCCGTCGATGTGGTGCAGCGTGCCCGTGGCCGTGGACGTGCCGCCGGTGACGGTCTCGCCGATCTCGAACCCGGCCACGGCGTCCACCGTGAGCCGTACCACCTCCGTGGCCTGCATGCCGCAGCCCAGAAGAAACGGGGCATAGTCCGGCGGCAGGACGTCTCCGCCCACATCCAGGCCGCCGCCGCGCAGCTCCGTGGTGAACGTGAGCTGCTGCCGTTTCGCCCCCATTTTGGACGCGGCCGGGCTGAACGTCTGACGGACGATATCGCGCTCGATCTTGTCGCCCGTGGGGGTGATCTCCGATCCGGCGTTGCACAAGACGCCCCGGAATTGGTCGGCGGCCGGGGGCACGCCGTAGGCGGCCTCGGTCGCGGCCAACAGGGCCATGACACGGGTTAGAAGGGCCATGACGATCTCCTTATCCAGCCACCAGATAGGGCTGGTCGATTTCGATTTGCAGACTGTAGACGCTCATGCCGCCGCCCTGGAGCTCCGAGGCCACGCCCGACACCGCCGCCGGGAACAGTCCCGGCAAAAGGGTTGTGCCCTCCAGGACCGCCGACGCGGCCCGAAGCAGCGGATAGCTGCCCGGGCTGCCGGAGCCGCCGCGCCGGGCCTTGGCCTGGTCCCCGGCGTGCTTGGCGCACACCAGCACAACGAACCCCAGAGTCTCAATACGCCGCTGCCCCAGGTCGGCGCGCGGGCCGCCCACGTAGAACGTGAGCAGGGCGGGCCACTGCTGCACGGCCGCCGCCAGACGATCCGGGTCCAGGTCGCCGCCATACGGCTCCACCTGGCGCACGCCGTGGCTGGCCCGCAGGGGCGCCAGAGCGGCCAGGATGGCGTCCTCCACGGCCGTGATCTCGTAGGGCGTGCTCACGGGGTTACCTCCAGATATGCGCGCAGGATGCCTAGCACCGCCGCAATCCACGGATCGGGCAGCGTGCCCGAGGCCGTGTACAGATACTCACGGGCCGGGATGGTGACCGCTCCGGCCGGGATGGCGGCGAACCGGACCGGCACCGCCTGTTTTTTGCGCCTGGACGCGGCGGCCCGGGACATGAAGCGCCCCGTGCCGGTAAACGCCAGGGTCTGGGACCGCGCCGCCCGGCGGATGACGCCGCCGTTTTGGTGGATGGCCGCATAGGGCCAGTTGCTGCCGATCTCCAGGCGGCCGTCGCCCGCCTGATAGGAGATGGAGCGGTACAAATCGCCGGACACCCGCAACATGGGACCGGGCCAGTGTCCGGCCCGTTTACGGCTGCGGATGGTGGCCGGGGCCAGCTTTTTCCAGGCCCAGCCGTCCGGGGACTCCTCGCGCTCGAAGCCGCGATGGATGCGGCCCAACAGATCCACACCCACGGCGTCCATGACATCCCGGGTTCCGCCAGCCTGCCGCCCCAGCTTTTGCAGCAGGGCCTGGACCTGGGCGTCCTCGATCCGGACAGTCAGCCCGTCCATCAGAACCCCCTCATGGAGTCGCGGGTAAACGTGCGGCCGGCGCCGTCCAGGAGCACCGTGCCGCCGCCGTCAGCCACGGGCGCGGCCACGCCCGCCGCCTGAAGCACCACCACGCCCCTGGCCAGATCCTTGAGCTGGGCGATGGCCGCCTTGTAGTCCTCGGCCACCTTCTCCGGGGCGCCGTCGCGATGCAGCAGGTACAGGGCGATGTCGGCCTGCCAGCGGACCACCATGTCCGGGGCGGCCGCAAACGGCACCTGATAGCCCCCGGCCCGGGCGTAGCCGTGGATGACGTTGGCCGCGTCGGCCAGGGCCAGATCCAGCACGGCATCCACGATCCCGCCCGTGGACGGGTCGTGGATGTCCGTAAGCTGGATGAGACGCGACTCGCCGTAGCGGTCGATCATCCCCTGACGGGTCGCGTACATCTACTGGCCGTCCCCGGCCGGGGGTTCGGCCTTGCCGCCCTTGGCCTTTTTCCCGGATTCGGGCTCGGGGTCCGGCACGTCCAGCTCCTGGACCACGAGCATGGTCTCGGATTTCAAGGCCTCCACCTCGTCCGGGGTGAAGGCGTCCAGACGATGGTCCACAGCGTGGTCCGGGTGGGCCAGCCCGGCCCGGCGGAAACCGGGCTTTTTGGCGATGATGCGCAGGATCTTCATGAGGTCGCCTCCTTTAGGCCAGCCACGGCGTGACGAGGAGCTGCGCCGTGTCGCGGTAGACGTTGGTCGCGCCGTAGGCGTCGCGCTCGGCCTTGAGCACCTCCAGGGCCGCCTTCTCCAGGCTGGGCGGGGTCACCAACAGCGTGGGCCGGATGCCCAGGGGCTTGCCGTTGTCGCCCTTGAGTCCCATCATGGCCGTCCGGGCCGCCGAGTAGCTGTCCGCGTCCAGGGTCTGCTTGCTGCCGTAGGCCAGTTGCCACAGCCCCAGGCCCACGTTGACCCGGGCGTCCACGCCGTAGCGGAAGAGCTTGCGGGTAAACACAGACTCGTCGTCGGGTCGGTCCATGGCCACGAAGGAATAGTCGCGCCGCTTCTGGAAGATGAGCGGCTTGACGGCCCGGGTCATGTCCATAAGGAACCAGGCCGTGCCCGAGCCGCCCTGATGGTTGCTGACGCTGACCTCGGCGCCGCCGGAAAGCACAGGGTGGTCGGTGTCGAAGAAGTTCTGGCCGTCGTAGCACAGGGTGGTGAACCCGGCCGCCAACAGGGCGAACACGAGCTGGTCCGGATGCTGCTTGGCGTCGATGCCCAGTTGGGAGATCATGGGGCCGTAGATGCCCAGGGAATCGTCATCCATGTCGTCGCGATTCACGCCGACGGTGTTTTCAAAAGACTTGTTGTGGATGCTGAAGCTGTGAGCCTTCAGGTTCTGGATCACGCGGTCGCCGACCCACTCGCTAAATCCGGTGGTCTTCCCCAGCCAGGGATAAACCTCAATGGCCTTGGTGGAGGGAACCACCATGGCCACCTTTTCGTAGTCGCTCGGCGCGCCCGAGAAGGCACCTTGGTACAGGGTCTTGAACCCGGTGAACGCGGCGGCCAGGCTGGCTTGATTGATGATCATGAAACGCCTCCTTTAGAACTCGACCCAGACGCCGTGGGCGTCCAGATCGCGAATGGTTCCCACGGCGCTGCGGGTGCCCGTGCCGTCCGTGGCGGCCACGGTCTGGTCATCCACGGCGTAGGCCGGGGCGCCGATGTGCTGCCGGGTGATGTCGCCGGAATTGGCGAACGCGAAGCAACCGCGCGCCACGACGACAACCACGTCCCCGGCCGCGCCCGCGCTGTTGTCCACGTGCTCCTCGGCCCGGCCCAACCCCTTGAGGCCCGTGGCCGTGGCGGCCGGGGTGGCGTAGCCCGTGGCCGACAGGGCCACCAGCGACCCGGCGTAGATCACTTTGCCCGCCGCCACGGGATGCCCGACGAGCTTGCCGTCCCGTTCGGGGGTGTTGCGGTCCTTGGTCAGAGCGGCCATCTATTTGCCCTCCATGTGCAGTTTGTAGGCGTCCTCGCTCAGGCCGAGCTGGCTGCACACGGCCCGGTCCATGTCGGTCAGGCCGCCGGACACGGGCGGCAGGCCGCCCACCGGTCCGGTGGCCCCGGGGGCCACCACGACAGGCGCGGCGTTGACCCAGGCCTTAAATCCCGCCAGATCCTTGGACGCATAGGCCGTGGCCCATTCCTCCATGGCCGGGGCCAGCTTGCCCGCCTGCTTGGCGTGGGCCACCACGGCCTCAACCTGCTCCCGGGTTCGGTCCCCCTCCAGGGCGGACAGGCGCCCGGCCACGGCCTGAAACTGCTCCATGGGCACGAACTTGGCGGGGTCCGTGACGCCGCCCCCCGCGCCCTTGAGCGTCCTGGCGTGGGCGGCCACGGCCTCGGGCTTGGCGTCGGCCGCCAAACCCAGATCCTTGGCCAGCCCGGTGAACAACCCCACCAGGGCCGCGCCCTGGGCATTGAGGGCCTTGGCGTGGGCGGCCACGGCCTCGGGTCTGGCGTCCGCCAGTCCGAAGTCCTTGGCCAGCCCGGCGAAAAACCCCGCCATGGCCGCCTGTCTCTCCGCCAGGGCCTTGGCGTGGGCGGCCACGCCGTCGGCCGTGGGCGTGCCGGACAGACCGAACAGGCCTGCCAGAAGCGCCAGAAATTGGTTCAAATCCATGTCCTCGCCTCCGTCGTTGTCGAGCTGCGACGCCAGCGCCGTCAGCTCCAGGTTGGGGATGTTGGTCAGCGCCGCGCATTCGATGCGCGTCACCGTGCCGTCGTGCTTGAGATAGCGGTAGACCGGGGAAAGATAGCGATACTCCCGGGCCGCCAGATGCGCGGCGGCCGCCTCGGTCCATTCCACACGCCCCCAGATGCCGCCCTCGCGAACCTCCAGGTCCGTGATCCACCCGGCGGCCGGGGCCGGTTTGCCGTTTTTCTCCGAATAGAGGAGCTGGTGGTCGTAATCGATGGGCAGGGGCACGCCCTTCTGATGGGCCGTGGTGGCCGCGATCACGCCCTGCGGATCGTCCAGGCGGTACGGCCCCCGGCCGTCCCGGCAGGCGATCTCCCCCAGGGGCAGCAGATGCACCCACTCGGGCACGGGACGGGCGGCCCCCAGATCCAGGGCGTGGGCGGCGCGGGCGGTTCGCTTTTTCATGCTCCCGTCCTAGCGCACGACAAAAGCCCCCATACCCCGGACAGATGTCCGGGGCAGGGGACTTGCCTGCGAATGCCGTTTGCTGGTGGTGGCCATAGCTACTCCAATTCCGCCTCGCCGGGCAAGGGGGTGGGCTGGCGGTCCGTAGCCGCGCCCGGGACATGCCCCGTATGCGCACGGAAGGGCGTTTACTTGCGCGTTTACTGGGTTTTCGCACCATCGACCCGCCCCGGGGGTTGTCAAACGCCCCAGGGCGGCTTATCTACAAGTCACCCTTGGCCGTCCGGAGAGTCCGGGAATGCCGCTGCCGGACGGGGCGAACCCGAGCAATTGGGGAGTCCCCCCGTGGAAGTTGCGCACCACCCGGACGGCCGTTTATATGATCCGCTCGTATTCCCGCGTATTTTCAAACACTCCAGGATCGATCACCCGACCTGACCACAGATCGTTCGTGACGACCGTCTGTTTCGTCAGTTCCTCACCCGGGGCCGCCACCCGCATCCGCACGGAGTGGTTGACCCGCACCACCAGCTTGCCCGCGCCGTTCCCGGCGTCGATCAGGTACAGCAGGGCCGGGTTTGTCTTGTCCCAATAGACCGCCTCCGGTTCCCACAGGGCGTCCACCACCCGGGCGATGGTCTCCCGGGACAACCCCACGCCGCTGGCCCGCTTGCCCTCGCGGTACAGGTGGGCGACACCCTTGTCCGATAGGGTGATGGCCCCGGATTCCGGCGGCACGCCCTTGTCGCGCATTTTGTCGATGATCCTCTGATCCAACGCCCCCACCACCCGCCGCTCCCCGGCCGTGACCGGCGCACCGGTCTCCATCCCGGCCAGCTTGCCCTGCACCCATTCGGACAGGTCGTGCTTGAGCGCCGGGACGACAAACCGGGCCGAGGCCGCCTGGGCCGCCGCCAGATCGGCCGAGGCCTGCGGCAGCTTGTCGAACATGGCCCGGGCCGCGTGGCTCTCCAGGGACGACAAACCGAGGTTGTAGGCAAAGCCCGGATCGATGCCCTTGGGCACGTGGCTGACCTCGCCCGTGCGGCCGTTGACGTATTCCGTCGTCTCGACAACCGGGTCGGGGCTGACCTCGTAGCCGAACTCTGTGAGGTTGTCGGCGGACAGTTGCGTCACGCCGCACCGGCAGCGCCAGCCGTTGGGCGGGAAATGGGTCTTCCACCAGGGATGGTCCCCAGGCAGCACCGTACCGTGCCACTCGCGGTGCAGCGGCCGCGTCTTGCCGTCCAGGATGGCCACGTACCGCAGATAGGGAGCGAGGTGTTTGGTGCGCTCGTAGCGCGCCCAGGTTCCGGCCGCATGGGCCGTGCGCATGTTGGTGTCGTAGATGATCTGCAAGCGCCGGGGGGAGCCGAGCTGCGCCCGCACCACCTGCCCGGTCAGCGGGTCCGTCACGTCCTGCCGCCCCCACCAGCCCTTGGCCTGGAGGATCGGCGTCAGCTCGGCGGCAAACTGCCGGTAGGTGCGTCCGTCGGCCTTGGCCCGATACACGGCCTGTTCGATGTCCCGCAGGATGTCGAACCCGGCGCTTTTCGCCACGGTAAACGCCCGGGTGTGTTCGCCCTGCCAGAGTTCGCGCCAGTCGAACGTCGGCTGGAGCACGTGGCCCCGGGCCTCCAGATAGGCCACAGATTCGGCGGGCGCGACGGCCTTGAATTCAATCGCCAAGGTCCGCCCCCGTCTCGCCCGCCAGGCGGGCCGCAAAGGCCAGCCGGGCCAGGTGTTCGGTCAATGCGGCCACGTCCTGCCCGGCCACGGCCTCGGGCAGCCGCCGCAAAAACTCGTCCAGGTCCGTGCATTCGGCCAACAGCCGCCGCACCGGTTCGACAAGCGGGTCCACCAGCGGCTGCCATTCGGCCAGCTCCTCGGCCACGGCCACGTCCACCGCGTCCCGGGGCTGCGGCTCGGCCTCCCCGGCCAGAGCCCCGGGCAGCTCCCGGGCATGGGCCGCCCTGGGCGTCCCGGTGACAACCGGCGCGCCCGTCGCGCCAGTTGCGGCCGTTTCGGCTTCGGCGGCCTCTTTCGGCGCCCGCAGGCACACCGCGTCCGGAGGCGGATCAGGCAGCCCCAACTTGTCCCGGATGATCGACGCCTCGACCTGGAGCCCAAGCGGCACCAGCTTCACCAGCCGGTCGGCCAGCTTGTCCATGTCCTCTTCGTCCGGCCGGAATACTTTAATGCGCGGATAGAGCCTGCGCGGCCCCAGGTTGAGGTCCACCACGGGCCGGGCGATGTCCCGGGTCAGGGCGATGGACAGTTGCCGGGCGTCGACTGTCTCGATGTCGCCGCGCACCCGCTCGTGCGCCTCCGCCGTGCCCACGTGCTGGCCCACGTCCGTGGTGCCGGTCTGGCCGAGCACGGCCTTGGAGGTCTGGCGGTCCAGGAAACCGGCCAGTTTTTCAAACAGATCGATGCTTCCCGAGAGCTTGGCCTCGATGAACTCGATGCCCATGGACTCCGGGATGATGGCCGCCGCGTCCGTGGAAATATTCCTGACGGCGCGCAACAGCGTGGCCTTTTCGCTCTCCGTCGCCCCAGGGCCGTAGCGGCCGACGCGCAGCGGCACCCCGTAGATTTCCGCGAACTGCACCCACGACTTGATATCGAAATTCTTGAACAGGTAGCCCCAGGTCACGGGCCGGGCCAGGCCGCCGCGAATGGGCAAGCCCGACTTGCTCTTATGGATATGGGCGACGTACTTGTAGGGGGAGAGCGGCGTAAGCTGCCCCCCTTCGCTGCGCAAAAGCGGCGTACGGCCGTCCTCGCGGGCAAAGGCGAACCAGCGCGGGTCGCGCCATTCCAGGCGGGCGGGCGTCCACTGCTTTCCCTCCACGTCCCAGACAATTTCCGTGAGCGAAAACCCTTTGCCCACAGCGTCCAGCACGTCGAAAAGCTCGTCCCTCAATTCACCCCGGGTGAGCACGTCGCGCACCAGGTCGGCGGCCCGTTGGTCCTCGGCCGCGTCCGTGGCCGCCTCCACCGTGATCTCCAGGCCCGACACCTGCAATTTGCGCGTGGAGAGCACGGACCGGTAATGGCAGTCCTTCTCTTCCATCTCCTCGGCCAGTTCCAGATAGGCCGTGGGGTCGCCGTCCTCGGCGTCGCGCAGAAGCCGCGCCAGCCGGACCGGCGTCAGCCCCTGGGCCGGATGGCCGGACATGACCTGGCGCACGCCGGTCAGCGTCGGCCCGGCCTCTTCCTCGCGCAGGCGGCCCAGATCCACCGGCCGCCCCAGATGATCGTAAAGCGTCGGCATTACCATGCCCCCTGTTGCGGCCAGCGGCCGCCGTCGTCATCGTCGATGTCGGAGTGGCCATTCCGGCCAGGGACAGAGCCGGACGGCTCGGCCGGGGTGTAGCCATATTCGGTGCGCTTCTGACAGGTGGCGAAATATGCCAACACGCCAGCAACGGCCGAATCCCCGTGCCGGTATTGGCCGTCAGAGCCCTTGACCCGGGCGCCGGATATTCCCGGCCGCCCCTGGACCATCACCACCATGCGGTGGTCTGCAATCACGTCCTCGTTGGCATCCAGGCGCAACAGATCCCCTTCCATGGCCTGCTTGTACTTCGGGAACCACTCGGCATACCAAGGGGCCGAAAACATGACGCACTCCACCCGGCCCTGTCCGTATTTCTGCAATGCCGCCTCGGCATGGCTCTGACCGTTCCCGCGCGCGTCGAAGGCCGCCTTTTGAAAAAGCGGGATGTTGTCCAGGATGTAAAACGTGATGAGTTGCTGCACGTCGAAAGGGATATTGCGCAATTCCACGGCGAATGACTGTCGCCAACGTCCAGGCCGTTCCTCGTGCCAGACCCAGTTTACCGACAAGTCTCCAGAACGCCCGAAATCCTGGCTGTAAACCGTACGCCTGTCCGTGGGCATGGCGTCAATGAGCGGCTTCAGGTGGTCCTGTATCCATGTGGAAGCGATTTCCAAGCGGTCAGGATCAACCACAAATTCGGCGGGTTGCTGCCAACGCAAACGAGGAATTCCCTCGCTATGGCAGTGCTCTAAAAGGAGCCGGGTAAAAACAGCACCCGAGCCGCGTTTCGCGATGCAATCCAGTTCCTCGTTCGCGTCCTCTGGGGTGGGATAATCCGCGTAGATCTCTTCCCGGTATTTCTCTTCCGCTGCGAGGCTGTATTCCTTGTCCGTGACGAGGCACACCCGCTGATAAAAGCCCTGGGCCAAGGCGTCGTCGAAAGTGACTTTGTGGAGCGAGTAGGGGAGCTTTCCCGCCTCCACGTCCTTGCAAAGCACCGTAAAGGGATTGTCCTCACCGTTCAGGGTGGATACGATGTCTATCCTCCCTCCCCACATGCGGAAGGCCAAGGCTCCCTTGATGACCTCCTGGAGGTTTTCGTGGAATCCTGCCTCGTCGATGCGGGCATGCCCCTGTCGGGACCGCCAGTTGTAAGGGCAGGAAGACAGCGCTTCGATCTTAAATCCGCTGGCAAGCTGGATTTTGTACGTGACGATGTCGCGCTTCTCGTCTTTCAGCAGGGTGACGCCGATCTGACTGGCCGCCAGTTGGTAGGCTCGGGCGAAGAAGGCGCAGTCACCGATATACTCGGCGGCCATGGCCATGTTGTAACCCATGTAAAACTGGTCCATCCCCTTGGCCAGGGCGGCCTCCAGGGCCGCTTCGGCAGCCAGCGAACCCCATGAAAAACCGATACGCCGGGACTTTTTGCAGAGCCGTACCGGCGACTCATCGCGATGCCACGCGGCCTGATACGGCAGCAGAATCTTCGGAACCTCGGCCGGGGTCAGCCGCCGTGTCGCCCGCATGCGTTGGATATCTTCGACGAGTTGAAGAGCCTCCTCGCGTTCGGTCGTGGTCATGCTCATGCGGGCTCGACCTCAACGCCGAGGATTTGCGCCCGGATAAGCCCCCATTGCTCGGGTGTGAGCCCGGCCTGATCCGCCGCGCCCTGGGCCGCCTCGGCGGCCTTGGCCAGGGCTTCCTTGCGGGCCTGCTCACGGATCTTGATCTCCGTGTCCACGCCGATCTTGGACCCGGCTGCCAAGTCCTTGATCGCCTTGGCCAAGCGCGCGGCGTCAACGGCATCAATGGCGTCCCCATCGCGCAACTTCGCCAAGCTGGCCTTAAACACCAGCCGATGCACGATTTCGATGAGCACACGCCCCATGTCGCCATCCGGCACCTCGCCCAACTCGCGGGCAAAAGAGGATGCGATTTCGCGGCTTTCCCGGATGTGCGCGGCGACCTCCTCGAAATCCTGTGAATACCTGCCCACAGCAGACCGTGAGACGGGCGCGCCCAACTGCCGCAGATGCGCCACGATTTGATCCAGCGTGTGCGCGCCCTCGGTCAGCAGGCGGTCAAGCTCCTTTCGGATCGACGCAGGGAGCGCCTTGACGGTAGACTTTCGCGGCATGGCTACCTCGGGCTCGGCCGTTTGACGCCCGGAACCACGGCGCGCCCCGTGGCCACGTCCGCGCCCCGGGCGGTCAGCCGCACCACGCGCACGTTGCCCACGGTCTCGATCTCGACCAGCCCCGTCTCAGCCAGCCAGGCCACGTCCGTCTCCACCTGGTCCCGGGACGCGCTGTGCCCCACGGCGTCCAGGGCCGTCTGCAACACGGACGTATTGAGCTGGTAACCCGGGTCTTCATGCAGGAAACGCAGGATCACCAGGCGGCGGTCTGCGGCCACCAAAAACGCAAAGCTGTTCATTTCCGCCCCCTGATGTGATGCTCCATGAGCAGGTCGTTTTGCTTTTCCATGCGGGAAAGCCCGTCGCGGACGCCGGAGATCATGGCCTTGACCTCTTTGACGTCGCCCCGGACGGCCTCCAGGTCCGTGCCCAGGGCCGCCACGTCGGCGGACAGCCCGTCCAGGCTGCCGGTGAGGCGTTCGACCTCCGAGGGCGACGGGGCATCGGCAAGGGCCGCGTGCGCGGCGCATACCCGGCCGTCCACCCCGGCCACCCGGTCCGCGACGGCCTTTTCGGTCCTGGCCCGGTCCGCGTCACGACTGGCCCGTGTCGCCTCGCAGTGTTCCCGGGTCACGAATTTCCGGGCCAGGGACCACATGATCCAGGCGAACAACCCCTGAAAAACAAACATGGCCACCGGCCACCACTTGAGGATTCCCTCCACGTCACGCCCCTCCTGGTAGTGGCCTTAGATCAGCGCGCCCACGACGGCCGCCGCGCGCAGGGCCACCGCCGCCCAGGCGGCATAGTTGGCCACCTGGCTTTTCGTCCCGGCGTCGGCCGACGAGGCCTCCACCACGGCGGAGATGCGGCGGATCAACGTATGGAGCTTGTCCACGGTCACGGCGTCGCTGGTGTCCACGGCCGTGAGGGCCTCGGCCGCCACCTTGGCCAGGGTGGCGTATTCGCTGATTTGCGACTTGGTCGCCTCGTCCACCGGCGCGGTCAGGGCCACGTCGGCCAGGGCCTCGACCACACCCGGGAGCTGGGCCGCCACGGCCCGATACCGCCCCGGGTCCACCGCGCCCGGATCGGTCTGGGTTCGCGTGCCCGCGCACCCGGCCAAAAGCAGCACCGGAACGGCAACGGCCAAAAGCAGCAGGCTTTTCAGGCCCGACGTGCCGCCGGTTCCGCCTCCGATCTTGGTTTCGGCCTTGATGCGGCCCCACACGGCCAGCCCGCCGCCCGCCACCCCGGCGACGCCAATGATCAGCTCGACGATGTCGGCCTGCACGCCCTCGGACAGGCCGTATCCCAGCGCGGCCGCGATACCGGCCAGCATGGCCACAACACCGCCCCAGACGCTTTTCGACCGCCACCACTGCTTTTCGATCACGCCGATTTCAGCCATGACCAGTCTGCCTTCATTTTTTTCGTCCACGATCAGACTCCCTTCTGCGGCCACGTGCCGCCAAGATGTTTCAGGATTTTCGCCGGATACTCGTTTTCGAGGTTGTGCCGGTTGCCCGGGCCGCCGTTGTAGGCCCGGCAGACCACGTCCCAGCCCTCGGCCCCGTAACGATCCGCCAGCCGCCGCAAGTACCGGCAGCCCCAGGCCAGCCCAATCGCCGGGGAACACAGCTCCGGGAAACAGCCCTGGAAGCCAATGGCCCGGGCAGTCTCGCCCATGATTTGCATGAGCCCCCAGGACATGGCCCGGCCGACCTCTTCCGTGGCGCGGCTGCATCCCGGCGGGATGAAGCCGCCGGGCGCGATGCCGTAGCGGGCGTCGAACCCCGGCTCGTAGCGGATCGCGGCTGGGTTGCCGCCGGATTCCACCATGACCACAGCCCACACCAGTTCCCCGGGCAGTCCAGCCTCTTCCGCAGCCGCTTGGGCCGCCTGGGAGATTGCGTTGGCCTCGCGCGAGGCCGCCTGGATCGCCTTTACAAGTCCGTCGGTCATTTTTCCGTTACCTCCCCTTGATCTCCGCCTCGATAGATGCCCAGGCGCCCAGCACCGCCCAATACGTCGCCTGCTGGAACGCCTCGTCCGCGTAAAACAAGACGGACTTGCCGCACGCAAACACGGCCCATGCCAGGAGAAACAGCCGCATCACCACGGCGCGTCCCCGCGCCCGCTCCAGGGCTTGGCCAGCCCGCGCCGCACCAGCTCCTCTCCCAGATCCACGCCATCTTCGGTCACCACCCGGGCCGACAGCCGCGACAGACTGCCCAGGTAGGCGTCGCGCAGGACAACCACGCTGCCCACCCGGCACCGGGACAGGGTCCATTCCCGGGCCAATTCGGCCAGGGCCTGGACCTGGGGCCGCGCGTCACGAAGCTCCGGCGTGTCGATGCCCGCGACGCGCACGCCGATGGTGGCCACAGCCGGATGCCATTCGGGCACAACCACCGTCAGGGTGTCACCGTCGCGCACCTTGGCCACCACGGCCCGGATGTCCGGAGACTCGGGGCGCGCGGCCGTCAACGGAGCGGCGGGGCATGTCGATGTTTCGCAGATGGTTTCCGCAGGGACGGCCCGGGTTGCGGCGGCCACCGGGGGGATGGCCGCCACGACCAGCAGGCACAGGACCAGGAGGAGCGATATCGGATGGCGTTTCATGACGCCCGGTATAGGCCGGGCGAAAAGCAAGAGGCCCCCGGACATGTGTCCGGGGGCCTCTGTAGGGGGATGT